AAATACATTAAACTACTCATGGAATACACTAGAGAGTTTCTTAACTACAAATTGGAAAGCTATGCCAGTTAAACTAGAAGACGAGTTTGAAAGGGTATTAGAGAAGAAGTTTTTTTGCCCGACAAAATTTGCTCAAGAGATTGAGGTTCTAGTTAAAAATAACAAAGATATGAATTATATTGATGCTATTATTCATTTCTGTGAAAAGAATAGTATTGATTTAGAATCAGTTCCAAAACTTATATCAAAACCTTTAAAAGAAAAGATTAAGTATGATGCAATGGAATTAAACTTTTTAAAGAGGACTTCCAGAGCAAAATTGGTTTTTTGATTCAAAAAAAGTCGGAAAAATTATCGCGGGGAAAATCTTGAAAACCCCCTTTTTAAAATTATGACTCCGTTTGATGTATATAAGACATATCTTTCGTTAAAAAATCATTTTACAAAAGATAATTACGATTATCATAAGTATTGTGGTAAAACTCGTGCCTCTTTGCAAGCCTTTTATAAAAGGAAGGATCGGTACTGGTTTGAAAAATTAGGTAGACAAAAAAATGATACGGAGATTATTGATTTTTTTGTTGCTAATTTTGTTTCCTCTGGAGACGCAGATTCTCTTTGGATTGGTGAAATAATTAGAGAAGGTGAATCTGTGTATAATGGTTGGAAGAAGAAAAAAGAATCTTTGACATATATTTTTAAACAAGAAACTACAGATCTTTTTACCGAATACAAATTTGAGGATGTTTTTGATTGTTCAAAAGGTCATCCACCATTACTTAAAACGTTCTTAAATGGCAAACTTAGTATGGAGACCATGGTTATATACGATAGGATATTTTTGTTCGGAAAAGATTTTGATAAAAAAATGACAGATCCTGTTTGGCAGTTGGTCTCAAAAAATATCAAAAAATACAATTCCTTCCTAAATATTGATATATTCAAGTTCAAGAAAATTTTAAAGGAGTGTGTATTATGAGTTTTTTTGATTCTGAAGTCGTTCGCTCCGAAATTGCACATATTAACGAACTTCAAGAAAAGTTATATGATAATATGTTTAAGTTTTTTAAAATGGATCGAGAAGGAAAACTTGAACATGTAAATGTACTTCAAGACTTGCTTGAAAAGCAAAAAGTATTGTATACAAGACTGTCTCTGTCTGATGACCCAGAGGCAAAAAAGATGAAAGAAAATATATCTAAGTCTGCAATGATGATGGGACTTCCTGAAGGAATGGACATGAACATCATTTTTTCAAACATGGAAAAATTGATTCAACAAATGAAGGATCAGGTCAATAAAACAGAAGGTTGACTCACTAGGGGACTTGCACTATACTGGTAAGTGTCCACCGCAAGTCCCCTAAAGGACACACACAAGCCGAATCTCACAAAATACGAGGTAATCTAATGTCTTTCTCAGATCTTAAAAAGCAATCTTCTCTTGGTTCTCTTACTCAGAAACTGGTAAAAGAAGTTGAGAAGATGAATAATGGATCTAATGGCGCTGATGAGCGTCTTTGGAAACCAGAAATGGATAAAACTGGTAATGGTTATGCAGTTATTCGATTTCTTCCTGCTCCCGAGGGTGAAGATCTTCCTTGGGTAAAAATGTACTCACACGGATTCCAAGGTCCTGGTGGTTGGTATATTGAAAATTCGTTGACCACTATTGGACAAAAAGATCCAGTGTCTGAATACAATCGCGGTCTTTGGAACAGTGGTAATGAAAAGGACAAAGAAACTGTTCGCAAACAAAAACGCAAACTGTCTTACTACAGCAACATTTATGTTGTAAAAGATCCTGCAAATCCTGCTAATGAGGGTAAAGTATTTCTCTTTAAGTATGGTGCTAAAATCTTTGATAAAGTTATGGCAGCAATGCAACCAGAATTTGAAGATGAGGAACCAATTAATCCCTTCGACTTCTGGCAAGGTGCTAATTTCAAACTGAAACTTCGTAAAGTTGATGGTTATTGGAATTACGATAAGTCCGAGTTTGATCGCCAAGCACCTCTTCTTGAAGATGATGATGCTCTGGAAGGAATTTGGAAAAAGCAATATTCTCTACAAAGTCTTGTTGCTCCTTCAGAGTTTAAAACCTTTGAAGAACTTCAAAAGCGTCTTGACTATGTTCTTGGTAAGAAGGGAACTCCTAAGTATCAAGATTCTGATGAATATGAAGAGGAAGATACTTCTCGTGGTTCTTTTAAACCAGATTTTGGATCTCGTCAAACTCAGGAAAGTCAACTTCCAGAAGAACTAAGTTCTCAACTTGAATCTTTGAGTTCTTCAAAATCTTCTTCCGATGATGAAGATGATGATGCACTTAGTTACTTTCAGCGTCTTGCAGAAAGTTAATTAATCATTCATATAATAGAGGATTATCTCCTCTTTTTAAGGTTCTGGACACATATTGTTCAGAACCTTCTTTGTATTCCATAATACCTTCAATATCATCTAAAACTATGCTTAGAAAATCTGGTTTTAAGACATAGATATTTCTTTTTGCATTTTCAATGCTTTCTTCATATTGGTAGTTTGTTATTGGTAGGCATGATTCTTTGCCATTTACTTCTAATACTTCTCCTGCTTTAGTATCAAAATAAATTGTTCCATAACTAACTCTTCTTCTCCAGTTGTACCCATCAAATTTCCATTCTTGACCATCTCTTTCAAAAACTTCATCAACCTGAGGAATGTAAAGTGGACCTGGTTTACTAAAAATTAAATCTGGAGGAGAGTTGTAACCTCTTCCTGGATTTGTTAATTCAATTTCTATAACTTCACCTAATTCAGTTTTTACATTTGCAGTTGCTGTTATTGGTGGTAATGGGTTTTCAATAACAGCTGTTGGAGCAGATCTATAATTATAACCACGATCTACTACAATTATCTCAGAAACACCACCGTCATTAATTAGTACATAACCAGTAGCAGTACGATGAGGAATTGGTGATTGAATATAGATATTTGGAAGATTACTTGTTGTATATCCTGCCCCAGGTTTTGTAACAGTAATGTTGACTATTTTTTCTGATGTGGTGCTTCCAACTCCCACAGTCGCTGTTGCTGCTGCAGTAATATCTGTACTGTACCGATATAATTTTCTATTACTAGAACCACCAACAATAAACAAAGTTTCTGATGGATTTGCATAGGCATCCATCGGAATGGAATCTCCACTATCTGCTAATATATTGCGAGATCCTAGTAAAGTAAATGTGTTTAAATCCCAGTTTGCTCCCAACTCTAGAACGTGCATCTGTTTGGTATCCGTTCCAGAAACATATAATTTAGTTCCATCATCTTTAAATGCAAATCCACGAATAGAAGTTTCTCCAGTTAATGATTGTATATTAGCTTGTTGACTTGGTAGAGGTCTTAGCGTTGTAATATTCCATTCTGTAAGTAATTCGTATTTTTTAATAGTATCTGGATCTTGAGTATCAATAATGTATAAATGAGTTCCATCATCTTGCATCCTTATGCCAGAAGAAGATGGCATACTAATTGCACCAGTTACTGTAGCTGTACTAATATCCCAATCGGTAGATAAATCATATTGTGCAATTTTAAATCCAGATGCTGTGAGACCACATACATACATTCTTGTTCCATCTGGTTTAAATTCAATACCTGTCAAGTATATAAATGATGCTCCTCCAAAATTTAATGTTCGATCTGCTATTTTGGTTCCGCTTGTTATGTTATATGGAGAGGACAATTCATAATGTTCAATAACTCCATTGGTATATGTATTTGCTCCATGGCAGGTATACACACGCACACCAAGAGCGTCCATAAAAAATCCTTCAAATCCAGTTTCTACAGTAAAGTTTGAATCAGTAATGAATAATGCACTACTAATAACATCTGGTGGAGGATCAATTGTAATAGTTGGAGTAAAGGTATAACCATCTCCAGGATGAGTGATGGTGATAGATCTTATAGTTCCTCCAGCACCTATATTTGGTGTTAATGATGCTGTAACTGTAGGTGGAGGATCACTGAAGGTAATTTGTGGTTGGAATGTGTATCCAGTTCCAGCATCTATGATTGTAATTGTACCAACTTCTCTATCATCTGGAGGAACATTTAGTTCTACAGATACTGTTCCTTTTCTTGGATTTGGTGGTGGAGTAATTGTCACTGATCCAATTCCAGTATATCCTGCTCCTGGATTTGTAAGTGTTAATTGGGTTACAGTTCCAGATACTGCATCAACAGATGCTGTCCCTGCAGCATATAATCCAGGTATAATTGATGGTAATTGAATATTTGGATCTAATTCAATTACATATTCTGGTGCTTTATAAAATCCTTCATTGACTTGTTTACCACCTTCTACAATAATGTATCCTTCCCTTGTTTTTGTTTCAACAGTTTCATAGTGATGGATTCCAGAATATAGATTTTCATATGATCCATATTTTTCTAATAAATGTTGATCAAATGAATATTGTGTTTTTGGCCATTCCTCATAAACATTGTTAATATTATTTGCCAATAAAACTAACCAGTCTAATGTTGGGTCATTATAAAACTTATCTGCTACTTGATCTGGTCTTTCATCTCCAATAATAGTATATTTTTCAAAATATGAGACGTTTTTAAAAATATCATCTCTTATTTTTGCTCTTTTGAATAAATTTTTTACTGTCGTATAATCAGAGAGTGAATTTTTTTCTAAATCTCTTGATACGTATTCAAAATTTGGAACTTTTTTGAAGTATTCTTGTGCCATTTATTTTAATATCCTATGTCATGGGGTTTAGCTGTAGCATCATCATAATCTGTAGAATATATTGGTTCTAATTCCATAAATTGTAAATTTAGAGAATATGAAACCATAGAACCATCATCAAACGCCATATAGCTTCCATCTGGAGTGTAATCTACATTACATGCTTGTAATGCACAGTCTTTTATGAGACCAATTCCAGGATGATTTGCTTTATCTCTGTGAAAATATGTAATTCCAAAAACTTTTGGTGCTTTTAAATATAACCCGCCTTCTACTGTTTGTGCTGCCATATTTCTTTTGAAAAAAGCAATAATTGTTTTAACTCTTTTTGCCTCTTCTGCAGATCTTGGCGTGAGTTTGAATGAAAAATTAAATGATCTTAGTTGAGGACCTTGGAATAACAACTCTGTATTTGGATTAAATACCGCACCGCTTATTTTTGGAAGAACTTGAACACCTATAGCCTGTTCAGTAAAGTATGCAATTATCGCTTTTTCGACATCACTCTTACTACCTTCTAACTTTCGCATAGTTTCTTGAATTTGACCAATAACTCCAGGAGCACCGTTTTGAATTCCAGAAATTGCTATATTTGCTCCAATTATTTGAGCTGGATTAAAAGTCTCTTCATTCCATCCAACCGTATTTGCATCAGAAATACTTGATTGAATTGGTAATATTACCGATTCTTTTTCTTGACCATTGTCTCTTTTTCCTGGTGCAAGAGTACTAGAATTAAGGTTTTTTGTGCCATATACTTTAGTTCCAAATTTTATATAATCCATTCCTTCGGGAAATTTAAGAGGATATTTTAACTCTTTAACCTCAGGTCTTTCTTTTGCAGATTGCCCATTTATTGATAATGCAATAGACGAAAGTTTAGTTACAGCTTCAGTCATTACTTGCCTATTACCCGCAACATCCGCTTCTCCTCCAGTTCTTCCTGGACGATCTGGCGATCCATTTGTCCTTGGTAAGTCTGGATTATCAAATTTTCCACCTTGAATGCCTGTGTTTAATACATCAGTGCCATTTGATCCTGGTACTAATTTTTTTATTGTTGTTACGGCTGTATTTGTAGCATTAATAGCAAATACTGAGTTTGGATTAGATATTGTTTGATCTAAAGCTCCTGTAGGAGAAATTACTTTTGATTGAGGTCCTGGAGAATATGATCCATCATAATTCCGCTCTGCTAGAACTCTATTAAAATCTATACTTCCATTTATTGATTGGACAACATATGTTTTTCCATTTGCACCAATAGTAACAGTTTTTGCAGTTATAGTACTTGTATTTCCCTGATATTGGGGTAAAACAAAAGGATCAGAAACATAAACAGTGACATCTTTAATATTTGACGGAGCATTGGGTATTGCACTTCCTTTTAATTGTTGTGCTGCCATTCTTAAGTTCCTTTAAAATCTTGATCTTTTTGACCATAACCTTTATATATTCTTGATCCCCGTAACATTTTTCTAAAAGATTTATTAGTTTGTTTCCAAATATCTTCTAATATTAAATCTTTTTCTTCACCCTTTGTAATAGAAACAAATCCTTCAATTGGTAGGTTAGCGGCGACAGACCATTCATCAAAAGCAATATCTAAAAGTAGTCCATTAATTTGACTTATTATATATTTAGATATGGAACTATATGGTAATGTTAATTTTCCTTCCTTCAAATTTTCAAGAACCATTTTTCTTTTAATTGGATGAATATAATGTAAATTGCATCCTGTAAAAGACTTACCATCAAAAGAAATTACATAAACTAGAGGAAATGGGTCAAATACTTTTACATCCTTTTTAAATGGGGGACTGTATTCAAACATGTAAATGTGACCCTGACGAGGAACCCTTCTCAATAAATTTTCATCTTGATCGTTAGGATCTTCTTGTGCAGAATCTCTCTTTTCATCCAATATAAATTTTTTTGGATTGTTTAAATATTGTCTTGTTAATCTACGAAATGCTCTTCTATAAAAGAATGGTGATCTACCTTCTTCTATATCTACTTCCTCTTTTAGTTCTTCAAAAAGAGTTTTTTTTGCCATTATTTGATCCCTAATTCGTCTTCGGTAATAATTTTAAATTCTAACTTTCTATCTTTGCACCATTCTTCTGCAGCTCTCCATTTTGCTTTATTTACTTCATATGTCTTTGCTTCGTAAATAAAAGATTTTGTAACTCTTGATTTTCTTGTTGGTGGAGCAGTTTGTCTTTTTGGTTTTACTTCAACCACATAAGTTTTTATATGACCAGTTGATTCTTTTACTTTAATAATAAAATCTGGAAAATACCTATGGATTTTTTTATCTAATGGTGATATGTATGGTATATAAAACTCTTCACTTGCCCACTCAATTATATTTTCGTTTAAATCACACCAAGCACAGAATTTTCTTTCCCAACTACTTCTGCAAATAATGTTATTGGGATTTCCTTTATATTTTTGAGGATAAGATGGTTTGTACTTGCTTTTTATACTTTCGTTCATTAAGTGTACTACATATAATATAAACAGTTAACTTTATTTAGATGGCAACACCTCCAATATCTTATGGAGTTACAATGAATACTTTGAAGAGTAGGATTCTCAATCCTGCACAAACTTCAATTTATTCTGTTATAATAAATCCACCAATCAAACCAACAACTAGTGAAAATAAAACTTCATTAGCAGAGTATTTTAAAGGTGAATTTGGTCAAACCTTTGATACTACTTTGATGGAATTGACCTGTGTGGAAGCATCTCTTCCAGGATCCAGTCTTGCTACTATAGAAACCATGGATTACATGGGGGTCACTGAAAAACATGCTTATCGTAGATTATATGATGATACTGTAGATTTTACCTTTTTAACAACACAAGATAGTAATTATCAGCAAATTAGATTTTTTGATAGTTGGATGAGGTACATAACAAGAGAAGAAAATAGATTTTTGGCAGAAGATAACTTCTATTCTAGGGTAAGATACCCAAAAGATTATCAAGGATCAATTAAAATTTCAAAGTTTGAAAAAAACTTGGGAAGCGGATTTAATGGAGCAGTTCCTATTTTAATTTATAATTTTGTTGGTGCTTATCCAAAATCTGTAAATTCTATACCTGTAACATATGATGCTTCTGACTTATTAAAAGTAACAGTATCATTTACATATACTCGTTATTATATCGATAAACAACTAATTGTTACTGATAATGCTGCAGGATCTACAGATACAAATTCAAATTCTCCAGGAGTTCCTGAAAATAATAGTACTGTTACAAATTCAAATAATTCTCGCGCTAGTTGGAGATATAGTGCTCAAGAATTGGATAGAATTAGAGGCGCTGCAGCAGCTGCGAGTTTAGCTGGTTCTCCACTTGGACAAAGAATATTGGAAGGAAATACTAGATCTTCAACGGCAAATCAAATTGCTATTGATACATATGGTCGATTGACCCAATAAATAAACATACTGAAACTTATATCAGAATATCATGCCTTTACCTAAGATATCTACCCCAACTTATGAACTTGAATTGCCATCAACTGGAAAAACAATTCAATATAGACCCTTTTTAGTGAGAGAAGAAAAACTTCTTGTTCTTGCTCTAGAAAGTGAAGATACAAAACAAATTACGACAGCAATTAAAACCGTAATTAAAAACTGTGTTCTAACTAAAAATATTAAGGTAGAAGAACTACCCACATTTGATATTGAATATTTGTTCCTTAACATTAGAGGGAAATCCGTTGGTGAGGATTTAGAAGTTAATGTAATTTGTCCAGATGATGAAGAAACATTGGTTCCTGTTAAAATTAATATCGATGATATCGGTGTTAAAAAGAATGAAGAACACAATAAGCAAATCAAAGTTGATGATAGTATCATGATGGAGATGAAGTATCCATCATTGGATCAGTTTATTAAAAATAATTTTGATTTTGCTTCGGGAGCAACAGTTGAACAATCGTTCGATCTTATTGCTACTTGTATTGATCAAATTTATACTGAAGAAGAAAGTTGGGCAACTTCAGATTTAACTAAAAAAGAAGTTGTTGAATTTTTAGATCAAATGAATTCTTCTCAATTTAAACAAATTGAAAAGTTTTTTGAGACTATGCCAAAACTATGTCACGAAATTGCAGTTACAAACCCTAAAACTGGAGTTGAGAGTACTGTAGTTCTGGAGGGACTATCAAGTTTTTTCGCATAGCCCTCTCTCACATGGATTTAGAGAATTATTATAAATTAAATTTTGCGCTAATTCAGTATCATAAATATTCATTAACTGAAATTGAAAATCTAATGCCATGGGAGCGAGATGTTTATGTTGCTCTGTTGAAAGCTCACTTAGAAGAAGAGAAATTAAAGCAACAACAAAATGGCGGATAAACCCAAGTATGTAGAAAAGTTTATATCTTACTCTTCGGTTCAAGCAAAGCGTGGACTATGGAGATCCATTCTTGCTGAAAGAATGGATTTTGCAAAATTTTTAATTGCAAATACTTATAATGTAAATGCAGATAAAGTCAAAGATATATTTTTAAGTGCTTGGGATGGATCTAAAAAAGATTATCCTTCACCACAATACGCTAGACCACAAAATTCAAAAGAATGGGAATCATTTAATAATTACATTTTATATTTGTGGGAATATTATGTAGAAAATCCAGGAATTAAAAAAGAACTTCCAAAAGAAAAAGATAAGGGAGCAATAATTCCTACTGATAAAACCGATAATTCTCAACAGCAACCACCTCCAGGTAAAGAAAGACTTTATGATGGAGTTGGTGAAGAAGATCTTGTTGATGAAGATGTTGATGATCGTATATTAAAACTATTAGGTATTGATAATGTTTTTGATATTGATTATGCAACATATCTCTCTCTACTAAGGGAGAGAATGGCTGCTGCGAGAATGACGGGCAATAATATACCAACAGAGGAGGTAGAATTATTAACAAATGAATGGAAAAGAGTAAAAGGTAAAGTTGGTAGATTTAGAATTAAAAGAAAAACTGTTAATACTGGAGGATTTGGTGGAGGTCCTTTAGCAATTAGAACAGGTTCATTTTTTGTTGCTCAAAAAGTAGCATTTCCAGAAAAA